TTAGTTTTCTTTTCAGCGTCTAAAAGTCCAGATGGAAAATACTTTGCATTCTTTTCATCTCCTAACAATGATAATTTGCCTTCAGCCGTAGACCCTGTATATAAATCTAAAAAAAAGTCTCTATCATCTTTTCCACGTTCATATTCTAATTGCTCTTGCTCAGATTTATACTTAGCTAAAAGAGTATCACGTCTATTTTTACTATCAGCATAAGCTAATAAGCTATCAGTAATATTCTTGCTAGCTTCCGCCCAAGGGTCTCGATATCCGTATCGTGATATATATCTTAAGTCATCTAATGCGTTAGCCATCTTAATCTCTTTCTGAATTTCTCATATATGTTTCATAATCAACCCAAGCACTACCATCCCAATACTCTAACTCGTTACCAGCGGGTCTAGTTTCTCCTACTCTAAGATTGGCTGGATTACCAGTCGTAGCTCCTGGATTCTCCTGTAGAATATTCGCAGCTGCTTGGAATCCTCCAGATAATTGTCTTTGTACTGAAGAAAGTAACTGACCGTACTTGCTAGCTGTAGCTTCTCCTGCAGCAGAGAGTCTTTGTTTTAATGTATCTTCCATAGCTTTTCTCCTTAAAGCATTTGAACCTCCACCTCCTCTACGACCCATTCCACTAAATCCCCTACCAGCGGTCATGGTCATTAAAGTGTCACTCGCCATAGCTTGTTGAGCTGCTCTTTGTTCGCTTCCTCTACGCTCTGCTCCAAAAGCGTTAATATTTTCAATTTGGTCTTGTATATCAAGTAAAGTTGGAAATCCTTGAAATCTATTAGAATATTCTTCGTCTACCCCAAACAACTTAGCATATTCCTCAGATGAAACTCCATCAGTCCCAATAAATTCTAATAATAAACCTTGTTGACTTTCATCAAGAACACCCAATTTTTTTACAAATTCAGCAACTAAATCTTTTCCTGAACCGTATATATCTCCTTCTGATTTAGGTTTTCCAAGGTCTTCTGGGTCTATAATATCATCATAATTGGCATCCTTTGTTATAGTTTGTCCTCTACTAGAAGTGAAATACGGGTCAGCTGTATCAGTCTTGAGATTAGCCATATTCCCTAAAGAATCTGACGATAATGGTAACTTTGCTTGATTCGCACCAAGATAGTTATTGACATCAGATACTAATGATGACGGTCTTGAATATAAATTGTTTTGATTTAAATAATCTTCGTATAAAGCCATTGTATTACCTCTTATACTCTAAACCTACTTTTAAAAAAGTCTTCCCATCCCATTCTACCTGCAGCTTTGTATTGTTCTCCTAAAGTTTCAAAAGCATACGCTTCTGGGTCTAACATACTCGATAAAGTTTGTTTTCCACTTAATAAAGCTTGTTGTTTAGACATATTTGCAACCTCAGTAGAAACATTTGGAAGTCCAGAGGCTACAGCTTCTGTCCCTCCTACTCCAGGAATTTTAGAATACATATTTTGCATTGACGCATAAGTTAATGGTGTCGTAATAGCTGTAGTCAAAGCCTTTGGAGCAACAGAACCAATTAATTGGTCTATTGCTGAGTGAGCTTCTGACTCAGCTTTTTCTGCTGCTTCTAATCCATATAACACATCTGGAGCTCCTTCCTTACTTAATTTATCTGCGTGCAATTTCTGACCTATACCTGATATTCCTCCAGCAATCATTCCTCCAACTACTTTTGGAGCTCCCAAAGCCATAGATAGTAATCCTACTCCCTTACCAAATATATCTGCGAGTCCCATTCCCTGGCCAGCTTTCATAGCTCCTGTCGCCATTTTGTTTAAATATGCTTGAATACTTCTCCTATCAAGACCTTTCTGTTTAGACTCCCATACTGAGCCTTGAGCTCCGTAAGAGCCTTGTATTCCTGTCAATCCTGACATAAATCCCATTGGACTATATTTTGCCATAATATTCTCCTTATCGTGCCATGACTAGAGCATCAACTTTATCTGCCCCAGTTACGCTCACGGTTGTACCATCTGATGTGGTATATGTAATTAGAGTTAAAGCTCCAGCTATAGTACCTGAAGCTCCACCTTCTTCACTTAAATTATTTAATATTAAATTAACTCTTACTAGATTTGTAGCATCACTATCAATGGCTGAACCATAAGAAAAGTCAACATCTACAGTATCCGTTCCAGCATCTTCTCTCACAGTACTCCAACTATTTACTAAATAAGCTGAGTTATTTTCAAAAGCATCAGAATCTTTATTCCCAACTCTTACATATCCAGAAGCCTCTAGAAAACCTGCTCCACTTTTATTTACTACAGATGAGTATGTAACTGTAAATCGTACAGAAATCCCAACAACATTGTCTATATCCAAATCATGCAAGGAATCAGCAGCAACCTTATCTACTGAATAAGCTGGTGATGAACCTAATGCACTACTTCTTTGGGTTGAACCCACGTCAGTATAGCTCGATGTTACATCAGTAGTATCTAGTACATCCCCAACATGGATATTTGCTGTTGGCGTAAATCCTGTAGCCGTTTTATTTTCAGCTGATAACTGTAAAGCCTGGTCGCTGGCTACATTACCTACATCAAACACCTGTAGATTCTTTGGTATAAGCATTACGTCATAATTAGCATTATCGTAATCAAGATAACCATTGGCTGTAAAATCAAATGCATCGCCAAGAGTCAATAAAGAAGCTGGTATAAATTGCATTTGTTTGGCATAATTAAAGTTAGTTCCTCCGCCATCTCTTGTAAAAATTAATTTATCTGAAGATAATTGACTATATTTAGTTGCAGAACTACTAACTTTAATTTTAGAATCAGCACTTGAAATCTCAACATTACCAGCTTTTAGTCCAGATGGAGTAGTTTCCCATCCACCTACACGTTGTTGAGTACGACTATATAAGTCGTTTGTCCGTTCTTTACGGTCTCGAGCTGCTTTTAAATTTGTACTTGTTGTTGGCATATTAAGTGCTCACCGCTGTTGATGGTGGTCTCATTCTTGTTCTATATATAACAGTAATATCATTAATTTTATAACATCCTGTTGCAGAAAATTTAAGTCTTAAAGTACTTACAGTTCCTATAGCCGATGCATCTATATTTATTATACCATTTTGAGCAGCCGTTGCCCAAGTGGAAGCCAAAGTACCAGTAGCATCAGTATCTCCATCTTTAAAATATGTTGTTGTTACAGCAACCCCTGCTGTTGCTTTTGACCATGTACCTCCGCTAGAATAAGATGTGTACCCACTAGTGTCTACGCCACTTAATTGAAATGTGTTAGTAGCTACATTAGCTGTAGTAAACAAAGTATCGTTTACTTGTATCATTCCACCTACATCATCAATTCTAACAACTTGTCCATTAGATAATCCATGACTAGCAGAAGTCACTACACCTGGATTAGCACTAGTTAATCCAGTAATAACTCCAGTATCAGATGAAACACTATCGAGACCGATGCCCGTTGAATAACTTACTATAATCTTTTGTATTTTTTTTGTTACAGCTGGATTTCCAAAATCAAAATCTTTAGTAGTAAATGAAAAAGCTATATTTGTAGTACCTTGAGTTGGTAAATACTTTCTAACATTATTTCCTTCTAACCATATACACTCATTGACATTATTTTGCAAATTTGTAATTGCAGCTCCAGTATAAGATGCGAGTTTTGTAAACGATTTAGTAATAAAATCATATACCAACATATCAGATTCTTGTGTACAATCTTTCACTATCAATAACTGCGCTTTTGGTGGATAAAATCCAACAACAGGATTAACAATTCCGCTCAAAGGAGCAAAATCTTTATCAAGTTTAACAGATAAGTTTGTTATTCCTTGATTTGGAGACCATACATATACTCCATTAGTATTGGCCCAGCAAATTCCAATTTCAGTTCTTACTACGGCTGTTGGTTTGTCAACTCCAAGTCCTTTATGAGTAGATTCCAAGAACCATTCTGAATCATTGGGAGATGTTACATCAATAATATATAATGTACTTTGTTTAAATGCTAATAACTTAGTTCCAAACGATTCAATAGATGTAAAATCTTCACCATCATTAATACCAATATCAATAAAATGATTTGGTGGAAATGTATCATATTTACCAATAGGAGTATATAATATTCTATCTGGCATTAACTTTGTTTCAGCTCCGCCGATAGGAGTATAATAATTAACATGAGCAACAAATGCTCGTTGATTACAAACAGTAACATCTTTGTAAAATAATCCTGCAGCTTCTCCAAAAGACAAATGACCAACGTCAGGACTATATCCATTAATTGATTCATATGTATCAATACTAGGCCCTTTTATTTCTATTCCTGAGCTACTAACCCAATTAGTTCCGCTTCCACCGTTTGTCCATGAAACAAATGCATCCCCCATATCTTTTCTTACTCCACGCTCAAAGTCCATATCAAGAAATAAAGTCCATAAATCATTACTATCCTTCTTCCTTATATAAGCCCTACCTCCTTTAATTCTTTTATTGCCAGGACTTGTAGTTCTAACTAACCCCGCTAAAACATTAGTAAAATAATTATTAGTAGGCAATATCGCAGATTCAGAATAGACTCTTAGTAATGATTCCTGATTACCTTCATAAACAAAAGACTGAGCAAATTCATATGTAGTAGCTTCCCATAATCCGTCATCATCTGTAGCTTCTACAGTTACATCAACATCAAATCCTGCGTCTTCCGCAGCATATTGAGCAGAACCAGCTGCAGATACATTAGCTCCTGTCGGAGCTGATATATTATTAGAAACTGGCTCCCATTCGTCAACATTTCCTCCAGGTACAGTATTAGAAGGCCCGCTTCTATCAATATGTCCAAACCATTGAGTTGTATTACCAGTTTGACCATTCTCTGAATCAGTAACCCTTAAAGCTCCATCAACATAATAATAAACAAATTCATCGCCAGCATGGTTACTACCTAAATCAAAAGCAGCTAAATGATTAACAACATCTCTAATCTCACCAGTATCAAATGGGTCTTCTAAAATATCAACTGTACTACTCGCAACGTCACATGCAGCAAGTAATTCTATAGGTAGTGTTACACTACTATCAATATCTTTATCAGACTTAAATAAGAACAATCCCCTTCCAGAATTTAATGTACCAGCCCCCCTAGCTGTTACGATTTCTGAAACTCTTGAAGAATATATCTGACCTGATTTATATACTTGAACATTACTTGCATCAGTAAGCTCATCATCT